GGATGTGAAAAATCTTTATCCAATGATGAATTTGCAACAAAAGTAATAGCACCATCAACAGACCGTCTATGTTCTTTTCTTTCTTTTTTAAATTTTGGAATTTTCAGATACATTACAGCAGAAATTTGACATTCAGTGTGGTGATGAAGTGGATTATATTCGTTTGGTTCTTGAGAAACAACCCACATCGACACAATTTGAGTCAACCATGTTTCTTTCTTAATTTCTGCATCATAGGGTGTTTGTTGAGTTTTTGCATAAATTACAAACTGTTTAATCATAGTATCAAAAAACTTATCCAAATTATATTTTTTCAAACGTTCAATATCTACAGTCAATTCTGTTTTTATTTGACCAGCAAGACTGTCTCCATGACTTGGAGTGTTTTCATCTGCTATCATATCATCTGTAAGTTCAATCATTCCATCTAAAACATAAGGTGGTAGCTCTGTTCTCATTATAGGAACTGACCAAGGTTGTAACAAATCCATTCTCAGTTCCATTTTATTTTGAACAGGATTACTTTCTTTTTTAGATGTTCTTTCTTGTTTTCTTCTTTCTTGTCTGTTACTCATTATACTGTCTCCATTGTCAAAGCTTCACCGTAAAGATCTTGCATCAATTTATTCAAGTCTTCTTTGTTTTCCATTTGTAATCCATTTACACAATTTTTGATTACACTCATTGTATCTTCAACATCTTCAATTCCTTCTATATCATCTCCCAAATCTTCCATATCGAAAAGATTATCTACCACCGAGATATTACTAGTTCCAGCATCAATCAGTTTATCCATCAAAGTTTCAAACATATAATTATTGTTTTTATTTTCAATAATTATTTTTACATAAGTATCTTCGTATTTTGAGAGATCACCGTAATCATTTTTCTCATCGTTGTAATATATCTTATGAAACATTGAATATGGATTTTCTATAAACTCTGTTTCCAGTGTTTCTGTATCATAGATATGAAATCCTCGTTTGTCGTTATAATCACTCCATGTTATTTCATATGGATTACCGAGATATGTGATATTTCCAGTGGTGGAACGATGATGAAAGTGACCAGAGAACACTCTTTGGAATGCCTTGAACATTGGTATCGGATGACCTTCTATCATAAAAGAACCTTTATCGGATTCTATTCCCGCAATTTGTAAATGACCAAATGCTACTTTAGTTCGTGTCTTTTCGATGAGTTCTTTTGATTTGTCTTCGTTGTCAGCACATATCCATGGAAGAAATAACACCTTATGTTCTTTTGTCAGAGACACTTCACAGGGGTCTGAGTAAACCGAAATATTATTCATTCCTCTTGTAAGTTCTTCCATCGAATTTACTTTGAGAGTATTCTTATAATAGATGTCGTGGTTGCCAACAATGATTCTAGTGTTTACACCCATTTCTTCTAAAGGATGAAACAATATCTCTTTCATCGAATTGAGTGTCTTGAAGTTGATAAATTTTCTTCTATCAACCACATCACCCAAATGTATCACATCGGTAATACCTCTCTCTTTCAGAGTAGGAAAGAATATATTTTCATAGAACTTACGAAAGAAATCTAAAAATAAAAGACTATCATTTCTAGCACCGAAATGTGTATCGGTAATCAACGCTACTTTCATGCACAAGCTCTCATAAAGGAAGTAAGAGGGGATAGTTCTAAAATAGCTTCATCTTTTTTCTTTGACACCACTTTAGGTTTTTTCTTTGATTTTTTCTTTTCCTCGAAAGTATGTATAAACTCATAGATAGTAGCACGTTTATCAACTGTCATTAAAGTTGCTCCTGCAGCTATACCACTCTGTTCACTAGCAGTCATGCCCTCCATATCTGAATTATCTTCGATGGAATTATGAGCATCCATTTGTTTATATTTTATGTAGAGTTGTTTCTTTTCTTTTTCGATTCTTCTTAGGAAGGCGTAATATATTATTTGAGTGAAGTATGCAAATGGATTTTTGGATTTCTCAGGATTGAAGTTGCTTGCGTACATCACACAATTTTCAATTCCATCACTTACCATTTCTTCACGGAAAGCATAGTTTATAAAGTTAGGTCTATGGGATAGTCTTTCTGCTATTTTTAAAAAACACTCACCGGCATAGTCTGGTAATTGAGGTTTGCGTTCATCACCATCATCAACGGATTTGAGATATTTTTCTCTATACTCTCCCATAACTATTAGAAATTTTTCATTATCTACATAATGTTGTTTTGTTCTGGGTCTAGCCATTTGAATCCTTTAGTGAGTGTTAATAATATATTATTATAACAAATTATATCAATAAAGTCAAGTGATATTTTATTAAAAAAAGACTTGACTAATCTCGCCGTATCTGGTATATTAACTCTGATGGGTTTGAAATGAATCTATTGCTGCAGCACTAATTGACTAGCATGCTAGTTACTTCAAATGAATCTATATTCTTACTTTCCTGTTCATCTAATATCTCATCGTATATCTTCGACATCTTCGCAGACAAACTAGTCATCGTCACCACATACTTCGTAGATACAGGAATTATTTCATCATCCGTATAAGGTATCCATTTCGTAAATCGGACTCCTTCCTCATCTTTTTCAAACACATGAGTTATTTGCACTGGGTGCTTCAGATTAAAAAACCCATCGGTTGGTTTCAAATACACAGCCAGAATTTCTTCTCCTGTTGAAAGTTTGATATATTTGTGTGAGCTCATATTACCCCTTGAGTGATATTACATGGAAAGATTATCTCCACAATGGCCCTTTTGCCCAATAAGAAAGAGTTTTTCTAACTCCACTAGTAACAGGGTCAACTTTGTGAAAATGATTTGAAGTAAATATTAAACAATAACCAGGCTTAAATTTATCTACAATAATTTGATTTGATTTCTCACCAATATTAAACAATTTTAAATTACCACCAGTATATTTTTCAGTAGATACATTTAAAAGAACGGTTAATTTTAAATCATAATCTTGAAAGTTCTTTGTTCCATCCATATGCCAATCATAACTAGGATTTTCTAAATCATAATGATTTAAGTTTAAAGAATGGGAATCATCTAATGGAATTAAATCATATTTAAATAAATGTTTATTGGTATCAAATATGAATCTTTCAAATTTTCCTAAATAATTTTTGAGTACAGGCCAGGGAACACACGATACTCTAGATTTTTTAATCCCAGTAAAAGACTTTTTACTTTCTGGTTCGGTTACTTTAGATTGACTAGATTCAAAAACATCAACAATAGTCTTCACTTCATCTTCAGAATAAAGGGGATCATCACTCATATATACTTGATTATAATTTCCCATATTATATTACCCCTTGAGTGATATTACATAGATTTTATAAGGAAACTGTTCAGAACTATAAATCTTTATTCTTTCAGAAAAATGGTTCAATGTATAATTTTTCCTATCATTGTGAGTTAGATCATCTGAAATATCATAAAGACGTGCTGAATCTTTAGTCTCAGATTTCCTCAATCCTCTACCTATTGACTGCAAATTTCTAATACGACTCTTAGAAGGAGAAGCGAAAACAATGTTATGAATGTTCCGAATATTGATGCCGGTACTGTATACGCCATAACTTGCACAGATAATAGCATCCTTTTCCTTTTCGACAAGTTCTCTGACTTTTTCTCTTGAATCTGCATCTGTTCCTCCATAAACAAAAAAGATTTTCCTAGAAGAATCAACAATCTCTTCCAGTATTGAATGTAGAATGTTACCGTGTTTTTCTATCAATTGAAATAGAACTAATGTGTTCCCACTCAGACTCTCTACAAGATTACAGATATACTTGTTTCGTTCTGGATGACTCACTATAAAATCTATCTCTTCTTGATAGTTCATTTTTGATACAACGGCACATTCCTTTTTATTATATTTTAAAATAAGACAATTTATATCAATCGATGATATCGTCTTGTTCTTGATAAGTTCTTTTGTAGTGGTTACTTTCTTTATTGAACCAAACAACCCCTCTAGTATTAATTTATGTACTTCTACTCCGTCTAGTGTTCCTGTAGTTCCAATTCGATAAGGAGTATTTTCCAGATTCTTCAATATCTTAGTAAGAGAACGAGCTTTGTAAAGATGTGCTTCATCTCCTATCACCAGACTAAAATCACTGAAGAAATCTTTATTTAATTCATAAAGTGATTGCCATGTCGAAATAACGATTGGTTTGTCTGTTTCTTTTTCTTGGCCACCATAAATCTTATGAACTAGTTGTTCTGCATCGAATGAATCGTCTATCTTCGCATATGCTTCAAAGTCAGAATACATTTGACTTACCAGAGAGAGTGTTGGAACAATAACTAGAGCTTTCTCAGGTAAGTAGTATCGTATCAGATAGTAGATTATAAGAGATTTACCAGATGCAGTTGGTGATAATAACACACACCTTTTATTGTCTATTGAATGTCTTACTGCTAAACTTTGATAATCTCTTAGTTTGTATTCACAAGGAAATGATGTAAGAAATTTAAAATAATCGTCATTGGAGATTGGTTCAAGAATCTCTCCTGTATTATCTATAAGCTCATATTCTCGGTCAACAGAAAATCTACTTATTTCTGACTTGAGACCAGCATAAATTCGATTACTGTCCATATTGAAAAGGTAAACATATCCATCCCATTTTTTTCTCCTGAACATGGGCATGAACTGATAACCATTCGGTCTGAATCGAAAATAATGATTCAGTTCCATCTTCACATGAGGTTCACAAATAAGTCTAACGAATACCTCGGTATCCTTCTCCATCAATATTTGTGTGGTCATCCAAGACCTGCTACAAATTTCCTCCAATTGATAGCATTATTAATATGGAAACTTCTGTTCTCAATCATCGAAAGAACAGATTTTAAATACTCAACTTTACTCTTCTGTCCGTTCATAATCTTTTCTGCTTTTTGGAGAACATCGTCTGCCGCAACATAATGTCGTTCTAATTCTGTCTTAGATATTCTAATGTTGTGGTCTGGAGCCTTCCCATTCTTAGAAACGACTACTTCCCATCGTTGTTGAAAAAGAACCTTCCAATGAGTTTCAAGATCACTCATTTTCTTTTTCTCTTTAGAATAGATATCTAAGTATTTTTGATGTACATTGGGTATGTTTAGAGACTCATTATCCAAGTCTTTGTCATCAATGTGAGCATCTTCTTCCCACATCAACATAATTTTTTCAAGTTCCATAATTTTAGTTATTTAATAAATTCTTAATCTCATAGTTAGTGTAACGAAATCCTACTGTAGCAGTAAAATATTCAACATCGGTAGCAGCACTACTGAAATCTAATGAAGTCAATGATATTGGAAATGCTTCGTAGAAGTGAAACTCCATTTGAGGATTCATTCCACTTGTTAAAACTGAAAGAACAATGGTAGATACTGTTCCACCTCTAGGGGTTAAATCTGACTTTCCTTGAAGTAATCTATATTTTTCATGACCCTCAGCAAAACCTAATGCAATAATACGGTCATAAATTTCAATCCAATTTTTTAGATGTTCATCAACTATAAAGGTTACTGACAATTCTTCAAAGGAAACATTACCTCCAGCGTATGGTATATTTGCAAACGGTGTAGGAATTTCAATTGCATCAACAGAAATACCTGGCACATTTGCTGATTGGCAAAACCAAGTAAGATGAGGTGCGTCTTCAATCATTAATCGAAAACTAATGTTGGAGAGATAATTTAAATTGTCTGGTACTTTGTTTGCTGCGGCCATAGTTTCCTTTTTCTTATTGTATTACTATTTATGTAACATTTTTTCAAACTCAGGATAATCAATGTCCTTACCGACAAACACAAAGTTGCAATTTGGAAACTCTTCTTCTATTCTACTATGTTGGACAATCCAATCTTGACTTTCTGAACTGGAAACATTTGTA